TGTTTGCTGAACAAGACGCCGAACTAGGACTCACTCAGCAAACACCTGTAGACCAAGGTCAGGGACAACAAACTACAAATCAATCTCAACAGGTTTCTACGGAAACAACACAACAATCTACACCAGTCGAAGCTCAACCAGTCGAACAAAGAGGTCCTACTAGAAAGGAACTAAAAGAAAGACTAAAAGAAAAAAAAGCAAAAGGTGAAAAAGTTACTTTTACAGACACTTTTGGTGGTCAATCAGCAGATTTAAGAAACCCTCTTAACTGGGCTAATTATGCCTCTGCTGCTGGAGCTGGTTATGTAGATTTTTTAACAGACACTGTAAACCTTATACCCGGGATAAACTTACCTAAGTTACCTAAGTACGAAAGTTCTACTTTACAAGGTATAAGACAAATGTCTTCTATAATTATACCTTCACTAAACCTTTCTGGTTTTTTAAAAAAGCAAGGCGCTAGTGCTCATGCTAAAACAAAATGGGCACTAGGTGACAAACGACTTATGAAGTGGTTTGGTAATGCTGGTATTGATGCTGCTGCCGGTGCGATAGTAGATCAAGTTGTAGAGTTTAATGAATTTGAAGACAATGCATCTGGTGCATTAAAGAAGACTTGGCCAAGCACTTATGGTTGGATACCAGACGACATTGCTACACTCGACACCGATAGTCCTGATACTAAAAGAATGAAAAATAGAAACGAGGGCATAGGTCTTAGTTTCTTTGGTGATTTTATGTTAGGAGCTACTAAAATAGCTAGAGCTATGAAAGGTGTAGATGATGCAACTAAATGGGTACCTAAAAATGAAAAAGCAAAAGAGTTTGTAAAAAACACTTGGGGTAAAGGTGCAAAAGATGGTGGTGAAGAAATAACTGTAAACAACGCTAAACGTGTACAAGAGTTTAATGAAATAGGTAAACGTAATTTATCTTTGGCTACAGATGCAGATGGTAATATTAACTTAGATCAACCAATAAAAGGTGTACATGATATATATGATGACTACGAAGTAGGTTTTAGAACAACCGACCCCGGAGGTATCGTAGCTGCATCAGTCGACGTTGTACGTATTAATAAAAATATTGACAGTGTACATGGTAGCGTAGGTAGTGTGTTTTCTGACTCTGCATTAAAAGAAGGTCTTAACCTTGATGATGCTGGATTAGGAACTATGAAAGAATTATCTAAAGATTTACAATTAGATATAGAATGGCACTCACCTAATGGTCCAAAAATAACACATGCAGAAGTAGTTAAAAATGGTGAAGACTTAGCAGCAGCTTTGTATGATATGGATGTAGACGAGATGAAGCGTGTTATAGACAACTTCTCTGGTGTAGACGTAGACTCAGGTACTAGAGTATTAAACTCTGAGGGTTATGTTGGTGTATTTAATGCTATCAAAAAATACTTTGATGACTACATGAATATGGACTTAGCTCGTGCTCAAGCCTATGTTGGTAAGTCTAT